GCATTTAATTTAGGTTACAACGTTCTTCAGATATTCTTTGAAGACAACCCAAAAATTATCCAAAGAAAACACTTCACACTTTGGACAGGAATTGCTCCTGATGAACTTTCATTCCACAAAGATGTTGTTATGGAAAAAGTTAGAGATATTAAAGAGAATGTAACAAACAAGTTGATTCTAAAAAAATACGCTTCTGATACCTTAACAATGAACCAAATCAAAAATCAAATTAGAAAAATGATTGCGGAGGGAACAAAAATTGATATGATTAGTTTAGATTATATTGACTGTGTTGTTCCTGACAAAAACTTGGGGGATGAATGGAAAAGTGAAGGTTCCGTGATGAGAGGATTTGAAGCAATGTGTCACGAATTGGACGTAGCAGGATGGACTGCGACTCAAGGAAATAGAAGTTCAATATCATCAGATGTTGTTACTACAGACCAAATGGGTGGTTCAATTAAGAAGGCACAAGTAGGACACGTTATCATATCAGTTGCAAAGAGTTTACAACAAAAAGAAATGAAACTCGCAACAATAGCTATTACCAAGTCAAGAATTGGACGTGATGGTATCGTGTTTGAAAATTGTAAATTTGATAACGAACTCATGGAAATTGATACAGAAAGTTCGGTAACTTTCTTGGGTCTTGAAGAACAAAAAGAAGAACGAAATAGGAACAGGGTCAATGAACTATTGGCGAAAAGAAAACAACAACAACCAATTAATTAAAATTTAAAAAAGGAGAAAATTATAAAATGGACGCATCACAAAAGATATTGTCAGACCTCACGGTGTATATGAAATACGCTAAATTTTTACCTGATGTTAACAGGAGAGAAACGTGGGAAGAATTAGTAACAAGAAACATGAACATGCACATCAAAAAATATCCACACTTAGCAGGTGAAATTGTGGATGTATACAAGTATGTTTATGATAAAAAAGTTTTACCATCAATGCGCTCAATGCAGTTTGGAGGAAAACCAATTGAGATTTCACCAAACAGAATCTACAACTGCGCATACCTTCCAATTGACCATTTGGATGCATTTGCAGAAAGTATGTTCTTGTTGTTAGGTGGAACAGGTGTTGGGTACTCAGTACAAAAACACCACGTTGATAAATTACCTGAAATTAGAAAACCAAACCCAAACAGAACAAGAAGATTCTTGGTTGGTGATTCTATTGAAGGTTGGGCGGACGCAATTAAAGTATTATTAAAATCTTACTTTGGTGAACATTTATCAACACCTGAATTTGATTTTTCGGATATTAGACCAAAAGGAGCTCAACTTGTAACATCAGGTGGTAAAGCACCAGGACCACAACCCTTGAAAGATTGTATTCACAAACTAAAAGGTATGTTGGATGCTAAAGAAGATGGTCAAAAACTTTCACCAATTGAAGTTCACGATATGGTATGTCACATTGCAGACGCAGTTCTTGCAGGTGGTATCCGTAGAGCAGCTTTGATTTCGTTATTCAGTGCTGATGATAACGAAATGATTTCTTGTAAGTCAGGAGCTTGGTGGGAAACAAACCCACAAAGAGGTAGAGCAAACAATTCAGCAGCGTTGGTTAGACACAAGATTACTAAAGAATTTTTCTTGGACTTGTGGAAACGTGTTGAAGCATCAGGAGCAGGTGAACCTGGTATCTATTTTACAAATGATAAAGATTGGGGAACTAATCCATGTTGTGAAATCGCATTGAGACCAAACCAATTCTGTAACTTGTGTGAGGTAAATGTATCTGACATTGAATCACAAGAAGATTTGAACAACCGTGTTAAAGCGGCGGCATTCATCGGAACACTTCAAGCGGGTTATACCGACTTTCATTACTTGAGAGATATTTGGAAACGTACTACTGAAAAAGAAGCGTTGATTGGTGTATCAATGACAGGTATCGGTTCAGGTGTTGTATTGGGTTATAACATGAAAGAAGCTGCTAAACTTGTTAAAGAAGAAAACGCAAGAGTTGCTGAAATGATTGGTATTAACAAATCAGCTCGTACAACTACTGTAAAACCAGCAGGTACAACATCATTGACATTGGGAACATCTTCAGGTATCCACGCATGGCACAATGACTACTACATCCGTAGAGTCCGTGTTGGTAAGAACGAAGCAATTTACCAATACTTGTCTATCAACCACCCTGAGTTGATTGAAGATGAATTCTTCCGTCCACACGATACGGCAGTTATTTCGGTTCCACAAAAAGCACCTGAAGGAGCAATTTTAAGAACTGAGTCACCATTCCAATTGTTAGACCGTGTTAAGAAAATTACACAAGAGTGGGTAAGACCTGGTCACAGAAGTGGTTCTAACACACATAACGTATCTGCAACAATCAGTTTGAAAAATGAAGATTGGGAATTGGCCGGTGAGTGGATGTGGGAAAACCGTGACTTCTATAATGGTTTATCTGTATTACCTTACGATGGTGGAAGTTATATTCAAGCACCATTTGAAGATTGTACAAAAGAAGAATACGACAGATTGTTCGCTAAACTTCATACAATTGACTTATCAAAAGTTGTTGAGTTACAAGACAATACAGATTTGAGTGGTGAATTGGCTTGTGCTGGTGGAGCTTGTGAAATCAAGTAATCAAAATAAAACTATGAATAATTTGGAAGGGGGAAGTCAAAAACTTCTCCCTTCTGATTTTTATATTGAAAATGGAATTTATGTATTCACTGAAGAGTTCCATTTAAAAAGAGGTAGTTGTTGTGGTAATGGTTGTAGACATTGTCCTTTTTTTCCTGCTCACAAAAAAGGGAATACAACTATATTTATAAACAATGGCTAATGGTGTAACATATGGTATTAATTTTCCTTTTAATGATTCATTAAAGGGGGATTACCTTTCTTTGTCTCAAAACCCTGACCAAGAAATAAGAAGTAATTTAATTCATTTAATTCTTACAAGAAAAGGTAGTAGATATTATTTACCTGATTTTGGTACAAAAATTTATGAATTTATTTTTGAACCATTAGATGGTGTTACCTTTGAATCAATTAAAGATGATATCAGAGATAATGTTAGTAAGTATATCCCTAATTTAATTATTAATGATATTATTATTTTACCATATGATGAGTATGAATCAGTTGGTAAATTAAATTCCGAAAATTTAGGAAATGGTGTTTACAGAGTTGCTGGTAGAAACACTTCTGAATATACTGCTAAAATGAGAATTGATTACACTATAAGTGATAATGCATTCCAATCAAAAGATTTTATAATTATAAATATTTAACATAAATGGCTGAAAAAAGAATATCCTATACCGTCCGAGATTTTGCCGCTATAAGACAAGAACTTATTGATTATACTAGACAGTATTATCCTGACTTAATTGACAATTTTAATGACGCATCAATTTTTTCTGTTTTAATGGATTTAAATGCTGCCGTAACTGACAACTTACATTACCACATTGATAGAAGCATTCAAGAAACAGTTCTTGAGTTTGCAAAACAAAGAAGTTCAATTTATAACATCGCAAGAACTTACGGTTTAAAAATACCTGGTAATAGACCATCAATTGCAGTTTGTGAAATTACAATCAATGTACCGGCATTAGGTGATAGACCAAATCCTGATTACATGGGAGTTTTGAAGGCTGGTTCACAATTCGTTGGTGCTGGACAAACATTTGAAAACCCAACCGATATTAATTTTGCGTCAGCGTACAGCTCAACAGGTGAACCAAATCAGAGAGTTGTACCAATTTTAGACGCATCAAATAACATACAAAGTTATAACATAACAAAAAGAGATGTTTTAGTTAATGGTATTACTAAAGTATTTAAAAAAGTTATAACACCTGCGGACGCAACACCATTTTTAAGTTTATATTTACCCGAAAGAAATGTTATTAATGTAACATCAATTATTCAAAAAGATGGTATTACTTATAACAATGTTCCATCATACCAAGAATTTTTAAGTTCTGTTGGTAAATGGTATGAAGTACAAGCTTTGGCGGAAGATACTGTATTTATACCAGACCCCGCAAAACCAACTGATAAATCAAATATTAAAGTTGGAAAATATATTAAAACTAATAATAGGTTTATTACTGAGTTTACACCTGAAAACTTTTTAAAGTTAACATTTGGTGGTGGTAATACATCTGCGGATGACCAATTGGCAAAATTTGCAAGAACAGGTGTTTCATTAAGAGTTAACGACTATCAAAATAATTTGAGTTTGGGTTACATTCCAACACCAAATACTACTTTGTTTATTCAATACAAAGTAGGTGGAGGTCTTGAAAGTAATGTTGGTGTTAACGTTATTAATACTGTTGGTAATGTTAATTTTAGTGTAAACGGTGCATCAACAGAAATTGCAAACGCTGTTAGAAACTCAATCCAATGTACAAACGTAACTGCTGCTATTGGAGGTGCTAATCCACCATCAATTGAAGAGGTTAGAAATTATGTAACTTTTAATTTTGCATCACAAAACAGAGCGGTTACTATTGGTGATTATTATTCACTTATACAAAAAATGCCAGGACAATTTGGTGTTCCAGCTAAAGTTGGTATTTTGGAAAACAATGGTAAAATTAATGTTGTTATTTTAAGTCAAGATAATAATGGTAAAATGACTCAAGATGTTCCTAAAGTATTAAAAGATAATGTTGCAACTTTCTTATCTAATTTTAGAATGTTAAATGATTATGTTAGTGTTGATACTGGTAAAGTTATTGATTTGGCATTTGAAATTTATGTTACAATTTCTAAAAATACAAATCAATATTCTATTGTTTCTGATATTGTAACAAAAGTGAGTGATTACATGTTACCACAGAATAGGGAATTTGGTGAAGATGTTTTGATTTCAGAAATCAAAAGTTTAATACAAAATTCTGAGGGTGTTGTTAATATATCAGATATTAAAGTTTATAATAGAGTTGGCGGAAAGTATTCAACATCACAAACCGCTCAAAAATATCAAGACTCAACAACAAAACAAATCAAGTTAATTGATGATGTAATATATGCCCAACCAACCGAATTTTATCAAATAAGATTTGATAATTTAGATATTGCTGTTCGTATCAAACAATAATATTCACAAGGAAATTACTTCAACTATTTTAGTAAAATAAGACATTAACTATTTATGAGAAAGAACAATTATGCCTAAAAGTTATAGGATACGAACATCCGTAGGAAATACTACACAAACTGACAAAACAATCAAAGTACAAGTTGACCAAGATTTTGATTTCTTGGAAATTCTTTCTTTGAAACTTACACAATCTGATGTGTATAGAAGTTTTTGTTCGGACTACGGTGTTGTTGTTGGTCGTGTTGTTGCTAACGGTGGATATGGTGTACCAAACGCAAAAGTATCTGTATTTGTACCAATTGATGAGGTTGACCAAAATGACCCAGTAATATCTGCATTATATCCTTATAAAAATGTTACAGATAAAAATGAAGATGGTTATAGATATAACTTACTTCCATACACTCCTTCATATGAAGGACACTCAGCCACAGGTACTTTCCCAACAAGAGAAGATGTTTTAACAAGAACAGAAGTATTACAGATATATGAAAAATATTATAAGTACACAGTAAAGACTAATGAATCAGGTGACTATATGATTGTTGGTGTTCCTTTAGGAAATCAACAAGTAATGTTGGATTTGGATTTATCTGATATGGGTTGTTTCTCATTGAGACCAACTGATTTAATTAGAATGAATCTTGGTAACCCAAAACAATTTGATGGTAATCAATTTAAAAGTTCTGTTGATTTATCATCACTACCACAAATAGTTAATCAAAGAAAAAGTATTTCAGTTTCTTCATTTTGGGGAATAGGAGATGTTTGTGATGTTGGAATTACAAGGGTTGATTTTGATTTAAGAGATTCAAATATAACAATTGAACCTACCGCAACTTTTATGGGTTCAATTATGACATCTAACGATTCTGTTATGTTAAAGAATAACTGTAAACCAAGTTCAGAACAAGGTGACTTGTGTGGTATGGTTGCAGGACCTGGTAAAATTTTAGCAATAAGACAAACAGTTAGTTCTAATCTTAATGGTGACCCAATATTAGAACAATATCAATTAGAACAAGGTGGTAAAGTAATTGATGAAAATGGTGCCTTTGTTGTTGATGTACCTATGAACTTAGATTATGTAACAACAAATGAATTCGGTGAATTAATATTTTCAGATAACCCAAGTGTTGGTATTCCAACAAAAGGAAAATATAGATTTAAAATTAAAACTGATGAAGGTGAAAAAGAAGTTGCGGCAATACAAACATCAAGTAGTATTATTGGTCCAAACTTATTAAACCTTTCAGCTTTTAATCCAAAAGGTAGTTTATTACGTGGAAATTTTTTGGTTCCAAACGTTAAAGAATATGGATGGACAGGTAATACTGACCCATCAATGTTGAGTAATAGTACAACATTTTCACCAGCGTTTGGTGACAATACTAAATTAATTGAAACAAAAACTTTTAGTGCTGTTGATTTAGGCGGTAAAAGAGCATTATTGATTAGTTCAATTACAGGTGAATATAAAAGTATATCTTATAAAATTAATAATGTTGTTGATAATTCAAAATGGGTTGACCTACCAAATGGAAATGAAACTTTAGAGATTACTGTTGAAAAGAAAACAACAACAAGTGTTGTGAATGGTGTTGTAATTGAAACACCACAAACTGTTACAATTAATTTTAATAACTATGATTATAACTATTCTTTATTCCAAAGGTCATATGCGTTTTCTTTAGATTGGGATGACTATCCTGATAAAACTTTGGCTATTAATTGTGAAGATTTTTTTTATGAATTTAATTACAATAAGGTTTATACAACCGCACAATTAATTGATGAGTATAGAAAAGGAACAAATAGAAGCCGATTCTTATCTGTTAAAGAAATATTAGACCGAAGTTGTGATTCTGAAGTTAACAAGTTTCCAATAAATGACGGGGTTAGAAATTTTGATTTATTATATTTTATAGTTCAAATTTTATTTCAAATATTTGGTATACTTGGTGGTTTATTTATAATTAGTTACCATATCATAAAATTCTTATGGAATAATTTTGCACCTGTATTATTAATAGGGTTAATTACTTTAGCAACTATTAATGCTGGTAATGAACTTATAGCATCATTAGCAGCTATTACTGGTTCGGCATTAAGTTTTGGGGCGACATTTTTATTGGCGGCACCATTTTTTGCAAAATTTCTCGCTTGGACAGCGGCAGCGACAACACTTAGTTTATTATTTAATAAAATTAGAAAGTTTAAATTTCCGTCATTTAATTTACCAATGATAACATATCCCGATTGCTCAACTTGTGATTGTGGAACAACTGGTGATAATAATTTTGCGGTAGATACTTTAGGCAATGGTGATGTTAATTCATCACCAATGGCAGATGTTAATTTACCTGGTGCGTATGTATCATTTAATGGTGATGATATTTTATCAATTAAGAAAAATTCAGGATATGGTGAAGTAATGGCAGGTAATGATACTGCTGATACTAAAAATTTCGCTCGTACTCCTTTTTATAATAATACTTTAAATGAATATTATTGGAGTAAAAATAATTTACCAATACCTGAAAGAATTAATTTGTATAATACAAAAGGACATTATTTTACAAATTTACCAGGAGGAGGTTCAAATAGGATTAAAGTATATCCTAACTATAGTTTAAATAACACTTCACCAACAAATACACCTGATTACGCTTTTTATGAAGACCAACCAATGGTGTTCTTAATTGATGCTGATGCTATCACAACATTTCAAACAGGTAGTTTATTATCATTTGTAAGTTTGGGTAAAACTTATGATGTTAATATATTAAGTGCATCTACAGTACAGAATGGACTAAAC